GCCTCTATATGTTGAAGGGGCTTTGCAGCCCCTCCTTATTATCAGCTAGGAATAATCAGAGCAACACCGGACTCATTACGGAGTTCTGCAACTCCGTAAAGGGTGTCAGCAGTGTACAGCGTAGAGAGATACTCTTGCTTATACTGAGCTTGTGAGCGAACAGCCATCTGCTCTGCATGAACCATTGCATCCTTGTGGAACATCAAGCAAGCACGAGGAGCAGTACCGGAAGAAGCATAAGCTGTGTCAGCGTTCGTAGAAACAAACACTTTAACACCGTATACATCACCGATCTGACCATTGCGGATGGTGTTGTTGCCACCTTGCTCACCAACGAAAGCCTGCTCAGTGAAACGAGCAAGACCCATCATAGTGTTACGAGCAACAGGAGGAATCAGGAAGTAACGCTGATCCATAGGAACATCGTTGTCATCCAGACGCTGAATGGTACGGCGGATAGCAGCATCAGTCAGTGCAGAAGCGTTACCAGCACCAGCACCACCAACGAATGCAGTTGTACCATCACCACCGATGTAGGCAGTGGTTGTACCAGCAACAGAGTAGTCACCAGTTGCGCCAGCAGCGTGTGAGCCATTGAAGAGACGACCGATACGAACAAGGTCAGTATCTACTTGCGTAGCAAGAGCGTAACCAGCGTCTTCGGTGTAGAAACGACGAAGGGAAGCCAATGCCTGCACTTCAACGATGTCCTCAATCAAACGTGAGTATTCGTAGTGCTTGTTAATCGAAACTTGCACTTCGTCCTCGACGTTAGCCTGAATGGTAACGGCAGTGTTAGCAGCCTTAGCAGCAGCGACACCACGGGTGGGTTTAGGAATGTGAAGCAGATCACCTTTCTTGCCACGCATAGACATCTTGTTGACAAGGTTTGCCATAACAAGATTCTTCTTGTAGGCAGCGATGATTTCATCAGACCAAATTTCAGGGATAAATTTATCCGCATTGGTCTTGTTAACGATGGAGGAACTACCTCCAGGATAAGTTACAGCAGCCATTTTAAGTTTCCTTTAAAATTAAGTTTAACGGACACGTCCATCAGCGTATGCCTGCATGATCTCTGGTTGCAGGTTTAGGTAACGCTCTGGATCTGTCATCTGAAGCCGAATAAGATCGCTTCGACGGTAAATTTTCTTGCTCGTTTCTCCAGTAGCACCATAAAGAGCTACAGTAGCAGCTTTAAGTGTCTTCTCTGTCTGTTCTTGGAGTTGTTGAGAAGCTTGATTAACAGTTTCCTGTTTGATCTTTCTCAGTTCCTTAAACGTAGTGAGTAGTTCGTTAGCAGAGTCAAAATCAAACTGTTGATCTGCTGCTGCGTACAGCCTTTGGCGAACACTAGAGCCTTTAACCCATTCAGCAAACTCAGGATCAGCAATGACCTGTGTATAATCTGGATGTGATTGAGCTAGCCTGTTCGCAGTCTGCATACGAGCCATCTGTGCTGCTGCTAATTGAGCTTGCTGCACAGCAGGATGCGTAGCTACTGCTTTGTTAACTGCCTTAACAGGATCGGCAAAAAAATCAGTCTCTTCTTCAACAGCTTCTTTTGCTTCTACCTTAGGGGTAGTGATTTGCCTCTTGATTAACTCATCAGCAAGTTTTCGAACTTCACCAACCTCTTGTGCTTGACGACCAATTAACTTCTCAGCCTCTTGGTGCATCCTTATGATCTCATCTAGAGATTTACCCTTATACTTCTCAGGGACCTCATGCTGAGTAGGTGTTGCTTGCTTTACTTCCTCCGCTTGAAATTCATTAACTTGTTGTTCGTCATCAACAGAATCTACAAATTCAGCCATTTGCGTCTCCTAGTCGGGTTAAACCCAATTGTTAGGATGTTAAGAAAATCTAAGTTATCCCTCGTAGTAGGACTTAGACTGTGCTACTTTAGCGGCCTGTTCGTGTACCTTAGCCCATCGATCTGCTGCACCAGGGAATGAGCCAGTAATACCTTCTAGCTTACTTCTCGGTGCTGCTAATTGCCTTTGTGCTCTTTTACCGCAAACAGGACAAACTACAGTGTTCTGGGTATACTCAACTAAATGCTCTGTTGTGTGACCTTCA